GCGTTCCCGACGTGTACTACCGGTGGGCCGCACCGGGCGGGGTGCGAACCTTCAAGAGCTACCAGATCATGCACCTGAGATCCGCTGACTCGCCCGACTCGCTGCGCGGGGTTCCGCTCATATCGAGGCTGGCCGGCCTCGTGAGAGGGTCTGTCAAGGCCCAGAGCTTCCAGAACGACCTCATCGGATCCGGTCTCACCGCGAAGGCCGTGCTGCAATACTCGGCTGACATATCCGATGGCAAGGTGACGAAGTTCACGGCAGGCATCGAGCGGTACGCGAAGGGCGACCTGTCCGACGACGGCGTGAAGAACATCATCCCCATCCCCGTCGGTACCACGCTACAGCCTCTGAACACGAAGCTGACCGATGCGCAGTTCGCCGAGCTGAAGAAGTACTCGGCCGCGCAGATAGCCGCCGCCTTCGGCATCAAGCCGCAGCAGATCAACGACATGACCAAGCAGTCCTACGCTTCGTCCCAGGCCCAGCAGGAGGCGTTCTACCAGGACACCATGCTCTACATCTTCCGCGCCTACGAGGACGAGATCACCTGGAAGCTCGCAAACAGCGGGCTTATCGGATCTGATCACTTCTGCCAGTTCGACACCGAGACGATGCTGCGCAGCGACTACGCGACCACAGTGGATGCAAACAAGAAGGCCATCGAGAGTGGGCAGATCATGCCCAGCGAGGCTCGCAAAAAACTCAACCTTCCCGCCCACAAGGACGGGAACGTGCTGCTGTGCAACGGGGCGATGATCCCCATGAGCATGGCCGGCAGATGCAACGTATCAGTCCAAGATCCCGCTGGGGAAGGAGGTGAAAGCCAATGAGAGATTTCATCGCACGGGGGTTCGTGAAGTCCTTCGAGGCGGGGGATGCCGATCTCGCGGCCATCAACCGGCTCGCCATCGAGCCGCTTACCCTCGACGACGTGTACGTCTTCGAGCTGGAGGCCTGCGACACCGAGATCGACCGCGCCAACGAGAGGTTCGACCGATCCGCCATCGACCAGATGGCCGAGCGCTACATCGGCAAGACGGTCATCAAGGATCATATGCGCCGCTCCGACAACCAGTTCGCCCGCGTCTACGACGCCTACGGCGAGGATGGCACGTCCAGCAAGGGCGAGCCGGTGCGCAAGCTCATCCTGCGCTGCTACACGCGCGACTGCGAGGCCAACAAGGAGATGATCGCCGACATCAAGGCGGGCATCAAGAAGGAGGTGTCCGTCTCCTTCCTGCCGGGCTCCTACACCTGCTCGATCTGCGGGAGGGACAACAAGTCGGACGGCATGTGCCGGCACTGGCCGGGACGCGAGTACGACGGCGAGAAATGCCACTTCACCTTTTCCGACATCCAGGACGTCTACGAGGTGTCCTTCGTCGCCGTCCCCTGCCAGCCGGATGCCGCCACCCGCAAGGACTTCGGCGACGGAGGCCCCGAAGACGCCGACGAGCATCCCGATGGGAAACCGCATAAGAAGGCCCTCGACGGGGCCGACCAGATCGAGGAGGAGGCACCCGGAGCGGGTGCCTTTTTCATGGAGAGGGCCATCGCCCTCGCCGAAGCCGAGCTAACCCTAGCGAAAGGAAAGAGATGAACCGAGACCAGATCATCGCCGCCATGCGCAGCACCCTCGACAAGATGAAGGCCGCCGACTCCGAGGAGTCGTTCAAGGCGCTTCAGGGGGAGTACGACGATCTGCAGAAGCAGCTCGCTCGAATCGACGCCGTGGAGAGCGCCGAGAAGATGCTCGCCGACTCCCTGCCCGTACCCGAGCAGAAGGACTCCGGCGACACCGATGCCGATACCGACGCCGACGCCTACGAGAAGGCGTGCAAGTCCCTCGCCGATGCCGCCCGCAAGGGATTCAACGAGGGAACCCCCGCCGACGGCGGCTACACGGTTCCCGAGGACATCCAGACCAAGATCAACCAGTGGAAGACCGTCGGCGTCTCCCTGGACGACCTGGTTTCCACGGAGAACGTGAAGACCAAGAGCGGCGAGCGCACCTACCAGAAGCGAGGCGCGGGCCAGGGCTTCTCCTCCATCAAGGAGGGCGGCAAGCTCCCCAAGATGGCTCAGCCGCAGTTCGAGCGCATCAAGTACGAGATCGAGAAGTTCGGCGGCTACATGTTCGCCACCAACGAGCTGCTCGACGACACCGACGCCAACATCGCCGGCACCATCATCGAGTGGTTCGCCGAGAACCGCCGCGTGACCCGCAACCGCCTCATCCTGGCGGGCCTCAACTCGAAGTACACGCGCGACGCAGACCCCGAGACCGCCAAGGCGATCTCCTCGCTGGACAACATCAAGAAGATCATCAACGTTGATCTGGGGCAGACCTTCGCCCCGACCACCAAGATCGTCACCAACGACGACGGCCTTCAGTGGCTCGACACGCTGAAGGACAAGGACGGCAACAGCCTGCTGAAGGACAGCGAGAAAGATCCCCTCACCCAGTACGTCTCCATCGGCTTCCGTAGGGTTCCGCTGCGCATCGTGCCCAACGAGGATCTCCCCACCGACCCCGAAAACGGCATCCCGGTGTTCATCGGCGACTTCCGCGAGTCGGTGCGCCTGTTCGACCGTAATGCCCTGTCCATCATGGCATCTAACACCGCAGCCGTCGGCACCGGCGATGACGCCATCAACGCGTTCGACGAGGATCTAACCATCTGGCGCGGCCTGCTGCGCCTGGACGCGGAGACCCTCGACGATAAGGCGTGGTACAAGGGCTACATCAGCCCCGCATCCTCTGCGGCCAACGCCGGCTAGGGGGAGCCATGTCGGTTACCGAGCGCGACCTCATGGCCTATGTCGGCATCGACGACGAGTGGGCCGATGACGTGCAGCGCGACCAGATCGCAGCAGACCTGCGCACCGCCGAGGCATGGCTGGTCGATGCCGTCGGATACGCGGTCGCGCTCGACATGCCCCAGGGCGAGCAGCTCGTGCGCCAGTACGCCGCCGAGGCCTACAACACCCGCACCCTCACCGACGAGAGGCTGTCGAAGTACGCGGGCAGCAAGGTGGCTGCGTCGCTCGGGCGCATGGCATTCGACCTGCTCGCGCAGCTCAGGCTCACCTGCGCAGACCTCATGGAAGACGAGCGGTGGCGCGACGCCGAGGAATCTCGGATGCTCGTCCACCGCGCGCGCGTCCTGCCGCCGCTTCCCGAGGAGGTGGAGCCGTGGCCAGGGGAGATCTGATCGAGATCCAGCACCGCAACGCCGACGGCGAGTGGGAGCGCTACGGCTGCATCCGGATCATCCAGGCGAACAAGACAAAGAGCACCGAGTCCGTCTCCGCATCGCGCGAGGTGAGCGCCCAGCGCGTCACGTTCCGCGTGGCGTGGCACAGGCAGCTTGAGGCCATAGAGCATGACATGGACTGCTACCGCATTCTGTGGCGCGGGGTGACGTGGGACGTTCAGGGCTACGACGACTTCATGTACCGGCACATGACCGTCGACCTGGAGGCGGTGAGCTATGGATAGCAGGGTCTGCACCGTGGAGGGAATCGACGTGTGCATCGAGGAGATCCTGGGCGAGTACGTCGGCGACTGCGCCAAAGCGGTGGCCGCCGGCGTGCGCGACACGACCCGCCAGATGAAGGAGGAGACCCAGCAAAGCGCCCCCACGGCCGCCGCCGACGGATCCTACGGGGGCTACCGATGGCCCGTGGACGCGGCCCACATCGGGCGATTCAGGAAGTCGATCTCCTTCCAATTCGTAGACCGGGGCATGACATCCACCGGCACCTGGTACGTGAAGCCCCCCGACCACAGGCTCACGCACCTCATCGTACACGGCCACAAGAAGTTCGCGTTTGGGCGGCCCGTGGCCGGGCGCACTGAGGGGAACTCGTTCCTGCACGAGGCCGTGGAGCACGCCGAGGCGGCCCTCCCGCGCAACGTTACCAAGAGGATCGGTGAGATCAGATGAGTGCAATCGAGGAGGCGCTCGACGAGTTCGGCGCATCGTGGGAGTACGACGGGTTCATATTCTCCCATCCAGAGAGCAGTCGGTACGTGTCGGTGCTCGACGAGGTGGAGAGCGACGGGCCGGATCGCCTCGTCATGCTGCGTCGGCACTCCGTGACATTGGAGCTGTACGACGACGGCGCGCGATCAGACGCCGAGAGCCGCAGGGAGCTGAGCCGCATCCTCGACGAGCACAACCTGCGTCACACCCGGCACCCGTCGGTGTACCTGAAGGAATCGAAGAAGGCAATGACCGTCTACGAGCTGGACGGCTTTATTGAGAAGGGAATTGAGAATGGCAAAAGAGATGACCCGGATGCAGCAGAACGCCATCACGATCGGATCGTGTGACGTCTACATCCAGAAGTACGAGGGCGGCGATACTCTGCCCAGCGATCCGCGCGAGGTGTGCAAGGACGAGAACCACCTCGCCCACACCAAGGGCGGGTGCCAGGTGGTGCTCTCGAAGGAGACCAAGACGTTCAAGGACGACTTCGAGCGCATCTCCAAGACCATCATCATCTCCACCGACCTCAAGGTGAAGTTGGGCCTGCTGGCTTGGAACGGCGACACGCTGGCCAAGATCGAGGCGTCTGCGGAGACGTCCATCGACGAGGCCACGGGGCTTCGCTGCACGAAGCTCGGCGGCAAGAGTTTCGACGACGGCGCGATCTACCTCGTCGTCCTGCACCACATCGACGCCGTGGACGGCGACTGCTGGTGGATGTTCACCGGCAAGAACACCGCCGGCATCGACATCACCTACGACCCCGAGAACGAGAGCAAGGTCGAGCCGGAGTTCGCCGGCGAGGTTCTGCCCGACGGCCACCTGATCTACTTCTACGAGCAGGTCAAGGAGGCGACGGCCGGCTA